ATAAATTATGTGAAATTTAGATCTGCATAATTGCGTTTATGTGAATATATGCATAAATCTGGTCATGTTCCCCATGTTCCCCCAAATTTCTGTATAATTATATTATTTAAATGGGGGTGCCCCCACCCATAAATTTCTTGGGGAACATGGGGAACATCGGGAACATTTAATTATGCAGTATAGAATTTAACAAATAATTCACAAATACTATTGACAAGAAGTATTATATTACTATATTTAACCATGTAATTGACATCTAGGGGTCAAATTCTAGAAATCAATTATTATACATATAGTATAGACATAGAAATCCATGCGAGAGCGGTCTTCCTAAAGACAATGAAATAATTGCCGAGGCACCTAACCAAATGGTCATTGATTATAGAAAGAGTTATAATCCATTGAACAATGAAATCTCTTAACCTTAATGGTAGAGTTTGTAGTAACGATACAAACACATGGCGTTGTGGTAAAGATGAATGTAGTTGGCTAAATTCGCACAACCTTAGTCATAAGTCATCTTGTAAATCCCTGAGAAGTTATTCTTTGAGCTTATAGCCAAAGAAGTATCAATAAGAGAGTTAATCCTTAAAGATTTCCAACAAATAGTTAAACAGCGTAGCTGTTGCGAGCTTTGCTCGCTATCATCCATGAGTCAATAGAAGTTAAAGAACTTCCTTTAGATGAATCATGACTCACCTTAAATCATCCTTAGATGATTATCACATAGTCATCATTCGCTTCGCTCATGATGACACTTTCCTTCGGAAAGTTAAAGATCTGATGATAGTTATAAGGATGACTCAATGGTGAGTTATAAAGTATTGAAGGATGATTATAGTAAAGAAATTAGGATATATGTTTCGCTGACCGCCCTTTCGCAGCGCTGTGGGGTTCCTGTTCCTGACTGCCCCCTGGTGTGGTCATACATATATTAGAAATTAAATGATAAGGAAGTAAATTATGAAGAAGTATGAGCCAACATTAGAAGAAATCAAATTCGCATTAGGCAACGCAAGAAAGATTCTAGAACAAATCTTCCCACATGTAGCAGATCATGATGTAGCCAAATTTCGTGAGTTAATGAGAAAGAGATTAGACGATTATTATAAGAAGAATCCACCAGATGAAATTGTATTACCATCTAAAGATAAGGTTAAAGAATGTAAATCTGGTTTAATTGGATATAATAGATTCCATGTAAAGGAAGGACATGCAGGTGGACAACAACCATCTTCTACATTCGGTATCAAGTTTAAAGATAAATATGGAAAGATGGTTAAAGATAGAAGTTTATATGATAAAGAGAAATACTTCTTTAGAACACACGGATATTGTTCATGGGAGCATGTATAAATAAATTACAATAATAAATCAATCGCATTATAAACCTCATTATGTGATGACCCTCGTGTTGTAGATGTGCTACTCACGAGGGTTTCTTTATGACTATAATTATTGTATATGATTAAAGGAGAATTTATGAAAGAAACAACAAAGAAGCCAAAGAACGAAGATAAAGATGTAAAGAGAGATTTGACAGAAATTAAGATAACTTTAGCTGTAATGGCTAAACAGATTGCAATACTAGAGAAGAAATTACAGTTAGTTAAACCCGAGTTAAATCCTGAAGATACAAGAGAACTTTGGGAAATGACTCACAACAGGAGTAAATAAGATGTCGTACGATTATGAAGAAATATTGAGAAGACGCAGAACAGGTAACAAATAAGGATTAGTATGAAATCAATAGTATTAGGACAGGATAAATTTGAATTTATCGGTGGTACAACTACGCTCCTTGTGGATTTATCTGTATCATTAGTTAAACAAGGTTATAAGGTATATTATTGGTCTACTGACTTTGGTAAACATTCTATAACTGAAGAATGGTTCCAATCTCATAATGTAGAAATGTATCTAAATCAACCTGTAGATCTGGCTATAACATGTCAGCAGACTGCTACAATGTTCTTCTTGAACAAGTGCAAAGTCTTACAATTATTAAATAGTAAATTCACATCATTGGAATACCCAGTTCCTGGAGCAACACATATCTCAGTTTCACACGAAATTAAAGACTTCGTTAAACAGAAATTTGGTGAAGATACACCAGTTATCTTAAATGGAATAGACTTGGACCGATACAAACCAACTGGTGAATTGAACGCAGTTCCTAGAGTATTCTCAATTTGCCAAGGTGATGATAGTCTATTGAAACAAGCTTGTATAGAACTTGGATATGAATTTAATTCAGTTCCAAAGAGTGTTGGTAATAGAATTTGGAATGTAGAAGATTATATTAAAGATTCCGATATAATCGTAGGAATTGGTAGATCAGCTATGGTTGGAATGGCTTGTGGTAAATGTGTAATCAGTTGGGATAATCGTAGTTTAAATCCAAATACTGGATGTGGCTATATTAAACCAGATAATTTCTATGAATATGCTTACACAAATTTGACTGGTAGAGGATATCCACCAATAGATACAGTAGAGAAGCTAAAGAATGAACTTCTTAAATATAACCCAAATGATGGAAAGATATTAAGACAAATTGCTGAAGTTCGTCTTAATGCTGATACAAACGCAACAATTTATATAAACAAACTGGAGGATTAACATGACCTTACAAGACTATTTAAACAACAATTTCAAACATATCACATTAGATACCTTGATAAAGAACGCAAATGGTTCAATTATCACAGTTCCACAAGTAAATGTAGATTTAACTATTGGTATTATTTCAACTAATAACAAGGAAGAATTTGCCAAGTTAGCATTTCATTATGCTCCAGCTGGAACAATCATTGAACCATTGGATGATGACTGGTATGAAACTAGAGTATTGCTTGTAAGAAACTTATTAACAGAGAAACTATTGAAAGACCAAAGAGCCAAACATTATCTTGATATACTTGCTAGACGAGATAAAGACCACTGGGTAGATACAAGCAAACAGAAAGAAGTTAAAGTAGAATCTAAATCACAAGATATTAACATTGTTATAAGGGATTGGAATGAATAAAGAATATCAATTATTCCCTAAACAGAGAGAATTTCTAAATTCAAATGCCCCAATTACATATTTGTGTTGTGGGCGAGGTTTCGGAAAGTCTTTCGTAGCCAGTTTGCTTATTACAATTAACTTCTTACAGGGTAAGAGAATTATTGCTCTAGCACAGAACTTCAAAGCTTTGAATGAAGTATTATTTCAAGAGATTAGAAATAGATTAGAAGAACTTGAAATTCCAGCTAGAATTGATAGTCATGCTATGAAGATAACTTATGGTAATGGAGTAATATATGGAGCTTCATACGAAGGTTTGGAATCAGTTCGTGGTTTATCAAAGATTTCTCTAGCAGTTTGTGATGAAGCAGCACTATCACCACCTAAACTATTTGAAACCTTAACACCATGTTTGCGTGGTGATGGAATTACAGGACAAGTTAGACTATTATCAACACCTAGACGAGGTTCTTGGTTAAACTTATATTGTAAAGAGCATAGTGATAATGTAGAGATTATTACTGCTAGAACATCTGATAATAAGATGATTACTGAAGAACAAATTAAACTAATGAAAGCAACCATTGTTAATCCTGAAATTGCCCGACAAGAATTGGAAGGTGTAATGTTGGATATTGACTCTGATGCTTCTGTAATTCAGTTATGTGATTATCCACTATATGATAACGGGATTGAACTTGACGATAACTATATGGGCATTGACCTATCTGGTCTAGGTTCGGATAACAATGTATTCACAGTATGTAATCGTTATAGAATACTAGATATGGTCTCAGTTAATAAAGCCGATAGCTTTGAATTGTGTAATGTAGCCGAAAGACTAATCACCCAATACAAAGTTAAAGGTACATATATTGATATAACTGGTTCAACATCTTGTGGATTATTGGACTTGATGAAAGCTAAATCTCATGCTGTAGAAGGTATAAATTTCGCACAGAAACCTTATGAAGAAAGATATACAAATGCTAGAGCAGAGATGTATGCTGAAACTGCTAAAGCAATTAAAGCTGGACTATATGTAGATAAACAAGATATCAAGACTCAGTTATCATATACAACCATATCTGTTAATAATACTGGTAAATTCCAATTATGTAAGAAAGAAGAAATTAAAGAAATGATTGGGCATTCACCTGACGAAGCAGATAGTTTCGCTCTTGCAGTTTATGCTATGAATCACAGTTCTGCCACATTAAATGAATCCAAACATGCTAGTGAAGTAGCAAATAAATACTTAAATTATTTGAAGTGGAGTAGATAATGGCATTAGATTGTAAGAACTGTAAAGCCTATTGTTGTAGAAAGATTGGACTATTAAATAAAGACTTAGATAGAGGTGATTGTGTATGTAAGTACTTAGATGATAATAACAAGTGTATGATATATGCCAATAGACCTTTAATATGTAATACTGATAGATTATATGACTTGTTATATAAAGACTTGATGTCTAAAGAAGAATGGGTATTGTTAAATCTACAAGGATGTGAGAAGCTACATGAGAATTTCAAAGAAACCAATAAAGAAGAAGAAAGTGGTGAACCAGGACTTAAAGACCAAATTCCGCAGATCCAAACAGTGGAAAGCTCTAAGGACGAAGAAACGAGCCGAACAGAAGATTGACCCAATTACACTCAAACCACTCAGTAATACCTATAATCTTCACCATTTGGATTTAAATCCTGACCACTATACAGATATATCAGATGAATCTCATTTCATTGGTTTAAACAGTACTTCACATGAACTTGTACACTTTGTATTTGGCGATAGTCGCACAAAGAAAGATTGGAGAGCAATTATCGCCAGATTAACAGAAATCTGCGAACTAATGGAGCAATTAAACTAACTAATTATTGTTTATATTATGGAGGTTTGATGTCTTTATCAGTACGTGAAATCATTAAAGAAGCCTGTACTCGTATAAACTTGGTGCCTAGAAAGCAGGCCGTTCCAGGTGATATACTAGAGAATGGCTATAAATTGCTCAAAGGGGTTGCCGATAAGTATAATAAGGACAACCTTCTATCTTGGACGCAGAACAGTTTAATGTTGCCAAATGTATCCTTAATCCACATTTATGACCAAACTGATATATTGAAAGGTGAACATAATCTATACTTTGATAACGCAACAGAATTAAATGAATATGAATCACAGTTAACACAAGAAGATGTTGATAATGATACTTGGGCTATATTGAAAGACCATCCCAATGTACTATATCGTGTAATGCCTGTAGGAACTCCTGAAGGTACAGTATATACTTGGTATGGAATTGGTGTTAAAGAACCATTCCCACAGCGTTATCAAGAAATGATTCGTTATCAGTCAATGTATCATGTCCAGATTCGTGATGTAGATAAGATTAACAGTATCTATGTTGTTTCTCCTTCTAATGAAGAATATAGAGAAATTACTAAGTTGGACTTTGTAAACCATACAGATTATGATAGATTTGGTAATAATACAAAGACTTTCACATATACACAGAAATCACAAGGTGAATGGCTAATTGAAATTAAGCCAGTTGTTTCTCGTCAGTCTAAACCATATAGATTGAAATTCAATTACAATGAAGGTATTAAGTTTGATTTGGATAGTGAATTGTATATACCAGATAACTATATTGAATTGTTAATTGTAGCAACTGCACACAAATTAGCCTTGATGTATCCTCGCCTTGATGAAGCACAGATGAATCGTTTACAAACAGAAGTCTCAGTATTAGTAGATAATGTAAAGACTCCAAATGCAGTAGATAGAATGATACTTAGAGAAGATTATTGGAGAGGTCCACGTAGAATGACTCAACAGGAACTTCTCTCAGGGGATTGGTTATATTAATGGCTAGTCAAGTTAAGATTATACAGAATATTGCTGGTGGTATTACCAAATCCAATCTGACAAAGGTTGGACTTGGTGAAGCAATTAATATGTACCCAGAAGTACAAACTAATGATCAGTCTTGTACAATCTTGAATAGAACAATTCAAGGTACAGTTAAAGCAGCTGATATACCAGGCAAATGTAGAGGTATGTATCGTGTATCAAGGGGCTATGATAATCGCCCTGTTCTTTATGCAGTATATGGAAATAGTTTATACTTGATTAGGCATGATAATACTTACGATAAGATTGCTACAATTCCATCTTACGGTACAGAATGCCATATGACTGAAACTGGTGGTTATGGTTCTGCTCACCCACATTTGATTATTGTGGATGGTAGTAATGTATACGCAGTTAATACTGGTTTATCAGTTGGTGACCAACAGATGGATTTCAAATCTATCAAATTACCAATTAGAGTTAATACAGATAACACACCAATTAAGCCAACACATTGTGCTTATTTGTATGGATACTTGATTGTAAACGATGCACAAACTGACGCATTCTATACATCTTATCAGTATCCATTTGAAATACAGAATAGTGAACCCGAAGATTTCTATGAAGAAAGAAACTTGTTTAATACCTGGTGGTTATCATTAACAGAAGATGTACAGCTTGCTTATAAAGCTGGTCAAATACAAGACCAATACTATACACAGTATAAAGAATTTATTGATGGTACAGCAGATGATACACCTGAAGTAAATGACTTGTTTAGAGTTGGTACTGTAGAATTTGCCAAATATGGTTTCATTACCTATTCCGAATGGTGCCCAGATAATACTATTGCTTTGTGTAGTAATGGTTCTAAACTTTATACATTTGGTGAACGTTCATGGCAAGTATTCTCATATAATGATGATAAGAATAATCCATTCAGTTCTCCCGATAACGCAGCTGGTAATATAGGTATTAAAGCACCAAACTCATTATCAATGTTGGGTAATACTGTATTATGGCTAGGTTCTAGTGATATTGGTGAAGATGGTATCTTTATGATTAAGGATACTGCTATTCAGCGTGTATCAACACAAGATATAGAAAGAGAGATTACACAACTTACAGATGCTGAAGCTGCATATTCTTCAATTTGGCAAGAACACCAACATACATTCTATTCAATTACATTTGAGAAAGCAAAGAAGACTTTCGTATATGATGTAAATGAGAATGCTTGGCATTATAGAGCAAGTTATGATAGAAACAACCATTTAACATACTGGAGATATAATCATGCCACATTTGCTTATAATAAGGTTTATGTTGGTACTAAAGATGCTCTATGTTATATGGATGAGAACAAATATACTGAACACGATGATAAGGTAATCTTGAAATTAAGACGAGGTTCAGTATTAACTGCAAATAATTGCCCATTCTTCATTGATAGTGCTCAGTTAATTGTAAACAATGGACAACACAGTTTCAATGACCAATACACAAATAAAGAATTGAATCCAAGAGTTTCAATAAGATATACTTGGGATGGAGCAACTTGGTCCGATTATGAAGATTATTTCCTTGGAAAGATTGGTCAGTATGACTATAACACAACGATTTGGCATTGTGGTATGGGTAGTTATTTCACATTAGAAATTTCTACAACTGAACCAATTCCATTTGCAATAGAGAACTTGAAGATTGCTTTCAGTCCATCATCTAGTTTCGTATAAGGAGAAGTAATGAATAAAGCTGAAATAAAGATTATTCGTTATGATGAATCCAATAAGAACTTAGAAGCACTCAAAGGACAATATGGTCAGTTGGGTGATGGTAAAGCAGTCTTCACAGTTATCAAGAATTTGCTCTTTGTAAACTTGTTGGGTGGAGCCAAATATGATAATTTGAAACTACCCACAGTTTATGATGGTTATATTCAATGCTCAGATGGAACTATAATCCAAATAAAGGATAGTATATTAACTTGTAATCTAGCCAATGATGTAAATGGATTTGGTGTTCTAGTACTTGAGAAATGGAATTAACAATGCTAATTATTAACAAAGAATTTATGGAGGTTTAATATATGGCAGCTCCTTTAATTGCCGCTGGTATTATGGCTGGTGCCTCATTATTGGGTGCTGGCATACAATCTTATTCACAATCTAAAGCCGCAGAAGCAGAACGAGAAGCTCGTGAGAAAGCGGCTAAACAGTTGCTCGCACAGGGTCAATTAACTGATAATGAATATAGACAAGTAATTGACAGTATTAATGCTTATTATGCTCAAAGAAAGGGTATTAGTAATGCTGGCGATGTAGATGCTTATCGTCAAGCATTAGCTACCGAATTAAATAAACCTGAAGATTATTATGCAGCAGATGTTGGCGACTTTAGTAAAGAATATACAAAGACTAAAGAAGATTTCATCAACCCCTATTATTCTCGTATTATTGGTGATACTGCAAACACTATTCAACATAGTGCTGCTGGTGCTGGTTTGGGGAGAGGTACTGGAGCTGCTCTAAACATAGCAAAGGGAACAGCAGAGAAATCAGATGAATTGTATAGAACTGCTATGCAGGATTATACACAAGATAGAAACTTTGCTTATCAACAGTTCACAGATGCTATTAGAAACAATCAAGCTAGATTGGATGCTATTCGTGAGAATAACCAGTATAAACTTGGTCTCCAGGGAAATCTTGCACAAGATTATGTAAACACACAAGATGCTCATCAGTCCGATATACTTAAAGCTCAACAGGATAGATTAGCTTCTAGACAGGCTTACGATTCGGCTATCGCTGGCCTTTATTAAGGAGAAATTATGGCAGGAATTTATACAAGAGATAATATAAATTATTCCCAGATGCTACAGAATGCGATTGCCAATCGTGCTAGAGCAGCTGAAAGAGAAGCCGCATATACACAGGCACAAGGTAAACTTTGGGGTGATACTGTAACTAATATTGGAAATATGGCTGGAAGAGCTGTTGGTGGATATAATAATTGGAAAGGTGATACAACTGTAGAAGATGAAGAAGATGCAGAACTTGAGATGTTAAAGAAACAGTTGGAAGAATATCAGAAACAACAAGCTGAAGCAGCTGCTTATCGTGGTCAGGTACAAACTGCAACAAACTTGATGCAAGGTTATCATCCACAAGATAGTTTCACACAAGATATGAATGAATCTTACAACCAGAACTATTTCAATCCATACAATTATGAACTTATGCAAGGAACATATCGTAGAGGTAGATAATGGATATAGGTGCAATTAAAGCTAGAATAGCAGAATTGGAACAACGCAAAGCAGAAAGAAATGCTATGCGTGGTTATCGTGATTTATCATACCTTGACTATATAGCACAGGGTGATAGAAGTGGATTTGATAGAATTGAAGCTGACGAAGTTGCTTATAGAAATATGTTAGCACAACAGAAGTTTCAAGAACAACAAAGAGCATTAGATAGAGAACTTTCAAGAGAACTTGCTGATAAAGCAAATAGTACAAATCGTAGTAATGATGATTTAACACAGAAAGAATACGAATTTGCTTTAATTGAACACGATGCAGCTAAAGAGAAGATGGATAAAGATGACCCAGATTCTATTGCTAACTTTAAGAGAACTGCAAATAAAGTAAATTATTGGGGTAAACATTTACCTGCTGAAATGAACTTTGAACCAATAGTAATACCTGAAGAATTTGAAGATTCTAAATCTGTTCGTATTAATAAGAAAGTTAAGACTGCAAAGAATTTAATGGCTCGTCAAGGTAAGAACTGGAGAGATGAAGATGTTGCTTCAGTAGAAGCATTAATCACAGATCCAGAGTTACCAGATGAACTTGTAGTTCAATTAAGTTCAGAATTAGCAAATAAAGGTGCTGGTGCTGAAACTAAAGATAGAGAAACTAAAGCAAAGAAACAAAGATTGTTAAACAAATATAATAGTATGACTCCAGCTCAACAGAGAAACTGGAAACGAAACAATCCAAATACAGCTAAATTTATAGGAGTATAATATGGCAGATAAGAAAGATAATAAAGAGAAATACTTATCTTTGCTTGATGCTGCTTACGATGCTGCTTCCACTAAATCTGGTTCGGCTCTTTCACAGGAAGAAATAGAACAGTTACAAGAACAGTTGATTGATACTGATGCTGATAAAGTTCCACAATTTCTTTCTTTATATAAAGATAAACTATCTCAAGTTCCTGAAATAGCTTCATTACCAGAGTTTATTTCTATAACAGAGAATCCAAAGGTTGTAGAGAAAGACTATGGTTTCACAGAAGGTGAAGATTTCTATAAGATGGAAGGACCAAAGTCTTGGATGAATAAATCTCCAGTACAACTTGAAGCAAACGCAAAGAAATATGGAATGGAACTTGGCGAATACTTAAATTTGGTTGCTAAACTTGCTACTGAGAAAGAGAAAGAACGTCAATGGAAAGATAATGCTTCAGCTATCACAGTTAAAGAAGTTCCTTATGTTGGTGAAGTAAATGTTCCAGGTTTGACAAATATAATGTTGCCAACTTCTTTCAATAAAGCTGCAATGGGTAAAGATGTTACTAAAGGTGACATTGCTTATGACGTTGGAACTGATATAGTAGAAGGTGGACTTGCTACAGCTCCTTATGGAGGTCCAATTTGGGCAGCATTGACTGGTAATGTAGCCCGTCAGGGCAAACAAATACATGATGAAACACAAGATGAATTTCATCCATTAGAATTGGGTGCTGCCGGTGCTATGGGTGCTTTCGGTACACCAATAGTATTTAAATCTGCTGGTGATGCTTTAAAGAGAATTCCTGGAACACAGGGTATTAAATCTTGGAGACGTTTCACTAAAGGTGTAGAAGATATTGGTGAACAAGACCCAAATATACTATTAGCAAATAAGAAGAAAGAACTTGAGAAACAAACTGCATTATATAGAGCTGTAACAGCAAATGAAGTAAAGAAAGCTGCTAATGCTCAAACAGACCTTGCTAAATTTATGGGTATAGATGTTGGTGATTATGTTCCCTATAACCCAACACCAGTAGAAGCTAATCTATACGGAACTGGTTCAAAGCTTTGGCGAAATGTTAAGAATGGTGAAATCTTAACTGAACAAGAGTATAATAATGCTATTAACTTCTTGAAAGAAGCTAATCGTGGACCAGATTATGTTCCAACACCAAAGAATGTATTAGCAAACCAATATAGACGTGCTGAACAAATTAAGAATATGCCTTATGGTGACATTCTAGTTAATGCTTGGTCTGAACCAAAGCTTTCAAGAATGTTGCGTGAAGGTGGTAGAGTAGCAGGTGGACAAGTTGGTGGTAGAGCTGGTATATCTATATCAGATAATGATAAGAAACTTATTGCTAATAAGATTATAAATTCTGCCGATTGGGGTAGATATATTACTGGTTTGCCACACAATTTAACTGATGAAGAAATCTATATCGCTACAATGTATGGAGATAAGTAAATGAGAAGCTTTGACACATGGAATCGTTATCTTGATAACAATGGTAATCCTTTGCATGGCTGTGTTCAGTTTATGGTAAAGGATGGAACAACAGTTGCTCCAATTTATGATAGTGATGGAACTGCTCTTGATAATCCACAGTTAACTGACATTTATGGTAGAACACAACATCAAGTCTTTATTGACGAAGACTGCGTTGCTTATTTCTATAAGTATATTGGTAATGGTATTTGGTCTGCTCAAGAAGGTATTAACACATCTGACCAAACTAAATGGACACTACAGTATACTATTGAGAACCAGAACTCTATTTCAAGAAATATATCTAGTACTGGAACATACAGTGTTCCAACTATTAACGATTTAAGATTGCTTGACATAGAAGATGTGCCAGAAATAAATGGTATTAAGGTCATTACTCTATTGGGTTATAATAAACTTGGTGATAAAGAACCAATTAACTATTATTGGGACCCTGAATCAACTGATGCAGATAATGAAGGTTCAATTATTAAGTATGAATATGAAATCACTGGTAGATGGATAATGGTTCAACCAACTCATCACTGTGATTCAAGACACTTTGGTGTATTCCCAAGTAATTCCTATAATACAACTGAACAGACATATAGATTATCTAATTTATTTGAATACTGTAATTCCAAGGGTATTAGTCCATTCTTGGATACAGTTGGTGATTATATTTGGTACAGATATAGAAATCTTACTGTAGCTTCTAATAACCCAATTATAGTTTCAAAGGGTATTCAGTTCTATGATGAAACTGACTCCACAATAACTGGTGAATGGCAGGGTAATCCACACTTTGTACAGAGAAATACTAATCTTATCGCAAAGAATGTTAAGACAAGTTGGGATGCTAAATCTTATACTGGTTACGAGAATGTAATCATAGACAAGTATACAGACCAGAAGAACTGGCAAGGTGCCCATATTGACACAAGAATGCTTATCTATGGATTTAACTTTGATAATTGTACCTTTGAAGAGAATGGAAACATTGGTTCCGACAATAACAACAGTATTAACAACACCTTCAATAACTGTAAATTAACAGAAAGAATGTTCGTAACATCCGGTGATTATACAGTTTCATTAGCTGGTTTGTGTACAAATTGCCAAATTGATATGGATGACTTCCGCAATAATATGTGGTTGTATAAGATGATTCGTCAAACTATGGATGGTAATGCTTTCTTTGATTTCAGGGATATGCCCAATGTTGGTAAACCAATTAACAACTGGTCTGCAAACAAGATTACATCTAATGTAATTTCTATTGCTAATTTGAAGAACATTATACAAGGTACAAGATACCCATTGGATAACTTGGGTGGTCAAGTTATTTCCTATATTATGGAAGATTGTACTGGTTATTATCAAGTTCCAGCTAATACTTCATTAACATTAAATAATTGTAATGTTAAGTTAAGATTAGCAGCTGGTGTAAATTTGTTTGTAACAAATGGTACAGTTGAAATTGATGATTATACTTATGCTGGCTCATTGGGTACAGTTTCATTGAATAGCACTACTATTACTGCTCCAACAACAATTAAGTATAAATGTGTAAATCTTTCTTCAAGAGATTCTACAATTAATATGAAGTTTGATGTTACAAGTAATGGTGCTTATTATAATACAGTTATCGCACAAGACCAAGAATGTGCTTATGCAGATGTTAAAGATTGTAATGTTGGTGCTAATTTCATACTTTATGGTATAACTGGTGACGATATACAAATCCCAGTTTATAATGAAATGAAACAACAAACTGGAACATTACATACAACTCGTTATGTAAATGGTACATTTAAGGATAACTATGTATCTGGACAACTTATATTCGGTGCTCCAGGCACAAACGAACACTATGCTTCAAACTGGCTTGCTAGAGGTTTGGCTATAACTAACAACTATGGTTTATCTCCAGCCCCAGTAGCAATTAATCGTGGTACTTCCACTCACTATGAACAGTACAATGTTTATACCTATAAAGATAATAAGGGTACATTCCCTGGTCATCACAGTATGACATTGAATTTAGTTGAAGGTAGGTATCAGACTATTGGTACAGATACTGGTGACTTACAGTTATGTTATGTTGGTAAGATTGACAACTGGGTTGAGCCACACACAGGTAATACTGGACACACAGATCCAAACATTTATATGACAGAATTCACTATGTTTACTATTGGTACTATTGGTGTAAGACTTAAAGCTCAAACTTATATGGGTAGTACATTTATTCCACCTGCTCCTGAAACTGCAGCTCAACACAGAGAACAACGTCCAGTATTGGGTACAACAACTGTATTAGACACAGTTGAAAGAAGTAGACAACAATATGAAGCAGAAGCACAAACTGGAACACCTTGGCCAAAGAGTCTATATTGGATTGGTGGAACTACAGGAATGACTTGGAGAATCACTAAATGGATGGGTTTCATGACTATGCTTGGATTGTATGGTGGTTCATCATTCAAGTATCAAGGACCATTTGATATGGACTTTGAACCAATCTCAGCATGGCCTGATTCATATTACTTATCCTAATTATTGACAAAGAGGTTGCTAATGGACGCAATAATAGACCAATGTAGAGAATTTCTAAATAAATCTGATGCTCGTTATTCAAGAACAATTATCAGAGCAGTTAATGATTTGAAACGATATTCAGGTGATTTCTGGAATACTGAATACATGAAAGAGTATAACAGAAAGAATCGTGTTAATTTATCATTAAATAACTGGAATCCAATGGTAAATGCTATATCTTCACCGATTAGCAATTCACCTTGGCATGTTGAATTAACTGACAAGAGAAACGAACTTGAATTTGTACAAGAGAATATAGATAATTTGGAAGATGATACAGATACTAAATCTGCTATGATTGATGCTTTCCGTAAAGCAGTCTTAACAGGTTATGGTTATCTTGTGGTTACTACTGTAGAAGATGAATTAACTATGGAACCTAAAGTGGTAATTGAAACTGCTACTCATATTGACAGTATTGCTGTTGACCCAAACTGTGTAAATGTGGATTGTAGTGATGCTGAAGAAGGTGCTGTAATTAACTATATTTCTACTCGTAAAGCCAAGAGATTATATGGCGAAGATGTTGTACCAATGAATTATCCACAAACAACTTGCTATATAGATTTCACTCCATATAAACAATGGAAACTCCCAGCAGATTCTGTTGCAGTTATTTCTTATTATACAAAGAATGACAATGGCTTTGTTGATTTCTATAAGATTGTTGGTGATAAGATTGTACAACAAGCTGAATTACCAATTAAATACATTCCTATCATTAGATTATCTGGTAATGAAATCTATGAAGATAACCAGATCAATTATAATGGTATTGTACAACAAACATTAACACTTGAACTTGGTGCTAATATTGCTTATTCTACATTGATTGAAAGATGTGGTAGAAGTCCTAAAGCAAACTATATGGTTAATATAGATGCTATTGATGGACTAGAGAAAGAACTTGCCGCAGTTAACCAAGATGATACTGTAGCTGTATTGTGGAAAGGTGAACATCAACCTGTTCCATTAACAGAATCATTTGAAACTGGTGACTTACAGAATACAATCAGTACATGTAGAACATTGATGGAAGATACATTAGGTATTCCATTAGCTGGTATTGTTGACCAGAGAGAAAGAACTGCAACTGAAATTCTTCGTCAAGAAACATCTAAAGAATCTAATACAGCTAACTATTATAATAATGCTTATAAAGCCATGAGAACTGTTGGTAGAATTGTTATTGAAATGCTTACAGGTGGTCAAGACCTTAAATTCTCATTGGAGAATGGTCCTTCTGTAATTACTAGAGAAATGAAGATTCGTCAAGAACTTTCTGCTCTTGGTACAATTATGCCAGATACAATGAAACCAATTATTGCTAAGTACTTTGCTGATACATTGAAGAATGATTTGGGTGATGAATTGAGTCGTAACATTGTTGCTAATTTGCCACCAGATGTAAACTTTGTTTCCGATATGCAAGACCCAACTGCTATTCACCAAATGAAACAATTACAGTCTCAATTTGATGAAGTTATGGGTGAACTTGAATTAACCAAACAAGAGAACAAACAGCTTCGTGAACAGTTAACTATGAGTCAAATCAATATCATGAATAATCGTGAACAGAGAGAACTTGATTGGCAGAAATTCACAGTTTCCGAACAAGATAAGATGTTACTTGAAGGTGCTAAACTTGATGCTCAAGCTGCTAAAGATGGTGACAATGCTAACTTGAAACAGCAAGAAATTAATCTTAAAGCAGCTGAACAGAACATTGAACAAGCACAGAAACAGACTGATGCTAAACTAGAAGGTTATCAAGATGCTTTAAGTGATATGGGGATGTAAATTATGTTATTTAACATTCTAACAGGTGCTGGATTATCTAACAATGTGCTAAAGAGTGGCGATAGACAAGCCACCTTTAGGCAGACTCCTGCAGAACACGAAGAACTATTGGATGAAAGAAATCTTCCAGGTTATCGTGAAGCTATGTTGTTAGAAGGTCCAGCTAGATTGATGGCTATTCAACAACTTAGAGCACAAGCTGCTTTAAGAGAAGCAGAATATCCAAAGTATTGGGATGACCAATATCCTCGTAGAAATATATCTCAGTCTTCTTCATGGGTTGGTGATATAGATTATGACCCATACAGTAATGCTATGCAAGTACAACTTGGAAACAAGATATATTCATATTATAAGACACCAGATCAAGTGGCAGAAATTCTAAATAGTCCAAGTATAGGAGAGAAATTCAATGGCAGATAATCTTAAACCATATGACCCAAATAAAGGATTTATTTCATTCAGATTAAATCCAGATGCTATTAAAGAAGAAGCATTGAATTTAATCCCTTATCCATTTGGAACTATTGCTAGAGAAATGTACTATAATCCTGATGGCAGTGCTATTGAGACCGCTAAACAGGTCGGTAGAGAATTTCCAGTATTAGGGTCTTTATTGAGTGGTGAACCAGTAAATGCTTTGAAAGAAGCTATATTATTTGGATTTCCAGTAGGTAAAGGATATAGACAAGAAATATCTAACTTAGCAAATAAAGGTTATAGATTTAAAGTATCAGAACCCACAGCCATGACACCTGGTCACAGGTACACAATGGATGAGGGTGAAATATATGCTTATAAACCAGATAAGAATGGTAGAGCAAGTAAATCTATGGTATTAACACCTAGAGATGTTTCCAAATATAAACAAGAAGGTTTAAACTATAATGATGTTAATAAAGGTAAACCTGAGGAAAGAGGTTATTATGCTTGGTATAGGGACCCAATTAAACCATATAAAGATATAAGTGGAAATGAATTACTTAATCTTATAGATGAGTCTAATAAAGTACATGAAACTGTTCCATCATTAGTTTCAAGGGACCCTTATATAGAAGCAAATAAAGATATGACTGGTGGTGCTATTCCAAATTCATTAGAAAGATCAGTTGAGGGACCTTTAGCATATAAATTAGATGAAATGAATAGAATTGAATCTTTATTAGAAGGTATTGATAATGCTAAAGCACATAAGAAACCTAGTGAAGATATAGTAATAGAGAATGCTGATGTGTTTGCAGCTAGAAATGATAATAATATACGCCATACCACTGGTTATAAGAAACAAGAACCAAGGGTTCGTTTATATTCTAGTAGAAGTAATACATTAAGAAGGCCAGGTTCATCTGATAAATATCCAATGTATTCTAGATCTGATTATGTATTTAATCCACAAATAGATAGAAATCTATTTGAAACTGATATGAAACGATTACAGAATGATATAGATGTTAGAAATTTACAATCTATGTTTGATGATTATGTAGTACCAGTTGACCCTAAATATTTCAAAGAATACCACGCATATATGGCTAAACAGAAATATTTGAATGATTTAGATATGGCTTCTCAAGCTTATAGAGATGCTATAAATGGTCCTTTCCTTGAAGATTTATTGGACTATCCTAGATAATCAGATAGTACTGCTCTAATTATTGAATGTATTATGGCAACGGTAGCCAGTACAATTTAACAAATACCGGTAAAGATAGGAAGTCACCCTGTATGAGTATGACAACAGAACAAGCTCAAGAAATTATCAATAAGAGCAAACAAACAGCTAATGAAACAGAAGTCCCATCAACAGAAGTTTCTAAATCACCAGAACCAACCGCCGATTCTCCTGAAGATAAAGCTGATACCAATGACAAAGCGGAGCCAACAACTGAAACGAAAGCTGAAGAAAGTGATGAGTCTAAAGCAAATAGTACAGAAGTTGAGAAGAAAGAAGAGCCAAATAAAGAAACTGCGCCTAAACCTAGATTTCCCACAATGAGTAAGCGTGATTATGCTTTCATTCGTGAGAAAGATAAACGTAGACAACAGAAACAGAAATATGAGGCTCGTATTAAAGAACTTGAAGCCGAACTTGAACGAAAGAAAGGTTTGGATTATGAATACTTCAAGAATCAAGATGGAACACCAGATCCTAAATCGTATGTAAACTGGGAATTCAAGAAACGCGATATGCAGGATGAAATTAATGCATTACGTCAGCAGAATGAAAGAGAACAGCATGATTACGATATGGAAAGGGATAGAATTATCACTGAACGATGCTTCCAGGACCCCCAAGAATTGCAGGAATATAATCAAATGATTGCAGAGAAAGGGAAATACTTTGCTGAAGCAGTTCAAGAACGAGACCCAAATGGTGTAGTCTTCGGTTATCTTGAGACTCTAAATGACTATCCAATAGTCTTAAAGGAGTTAATGGATTTAGAGAAGAATCCAGGATTACTTGCTAGAGTATTTCGTAGTTCTGACCCAGAATCTCTAAAGAGAAACATTGCAGTAGTTGCAGATGAAATCTTGGAGAAACGATATAAACCAGTTCAACCTGTTCCACAAGTTCAACCTGAAACAACCAAACCTGCTCTTCCAGTCATTGGAAAGCAAATCACAAATAACACAACAACGGTTACACCAACTGTTAAAGATAGAAATTATTGGAACAGATGGTTAACCGAACATAATCATAAACATTAATGGAGAATATAAATTATGCCTACAAATAACGCATTTGTTACAAACGAGTTGACCGACCTTATTAACGTACGTGCTGCTGAAGCCGCTGGTTATTTAACAGTTGGTTCTAAATCTTACTTTGGTGACCAGTTGGTCGGTAAGAGAAATGGTGAAGAATATACTTTCGTTGTTAAAGACGCTGGTAAGTATGTTCGTGGTAAAGATATTACTGGTCAGTCTTCACAGTTAACAGAACGTTCTGTTAAGAAGAAGATTGAAGTTGGTAACGTCATGATTGATACTGACTTCGTAGAAGCTGTTACCGATGTAAACTGGGACAAAGAAATTGCTCAGCCAAATGGTAAGGCTCTTATTGAAGGTCTTGTTCAGGATGTAATTTCTGAAGACTTGGGCCGTGCTAATACCGCATTCGTTGGTGCTGGTTGGATGCCATTGACCAAGGCTAATGGTTTCTTGCGTTCTATTTCTACTGAAGACCGTTATGGCTTCATTGACCCAATGATTGAATCTATTCTTCCTGCCGGTGGTAAAGGTTTCACACCAGTTGATGCCGAACCTCTCTATAAGAAGGGTATGATTGGTAATGTTGGTGGAACTGACTATCGTGAACAGCAATTCTTGCCATCTCTTGAAATCTCTGCTGAATTGGCTAGTGAACTTGCTTCTGCTACAGTTAAGACCTATACTCCAGGTGTAACTGCTGACACTATCGCTCTTAATGGTGTAACCGAAACAATCCCAGCTGGTACTCCACTCTTTATTGAAGATGTTATGGCTACAAACTTGGTTGGTAATAAGACCTCTAGTTATAAAGCTTTCATCGCTATTGAAGATGGTTCTGCTGGTACAATCAAGGTTCGTCCAGTTGATTTCGCTGGTCAGGGCACTAAAGAAGCTATCTTGAAAGATGGTTCTACTGTAGATGTTTCTGGTCTTGCTAACAAGAAACTTGTAAACCCAATTAAAGAAGGTCTTTATTACACTGGTATTATTCGTCTTGATGGTACTATGGAATTTGATACCTTGAAGAAACAGGATTGGTCTAATGCCGACTTGACTTCTAGTGGTATTGAAGGAATCACAGTTCACTGTGCTCGTGCCGTTAACGTAGAAGCTGGTACTAATAAGACTCGTTGGGCAGTTGCTGCTATCGCTGGTGTAGTTGAACCTCGTGGTGTTGCTTACATCTGCGTTAAGGACCAGCTTCCTAACCAAGTTGTTGTAATGTAATTTACAATTAACCTAAACAAATAAAGGGACCCAAATGGGTCCCTTTCTTGTTATATTTGAACTTTAGGTTTATCAAATATGGCTCGGTATTTATCTAAGTTTCCTTCCAGCCATCGTTTATTCAAATAATCATATTGGTATTTCACAATTTCGTCATAGTGTTCTTCACATTGTTTAAACGCATATTCAATTTGTTTAGAAGTTGCTTTAACTGGAATCTTCTGTAAATCGTGAGCATAGTGATATGGACTATCTTCAAAGTCACTACATAAACATACTCTACCAACTGCACAACATTCCAAGTATTTCAAATCACTCTTACATTTGTTAAAGAAATTATCAGCAAGTGGAGCAATTACATACTTACATTGAGAAGCAATTTGATAGAAATTAACTGCGTATGAAGTCATATCAGTCCAAGGATATACTTTATCTGTGTTAATAAACCAAGGTTTAATTCCCATAATAGTCATATCTTTATCTTTCAAGAATTTATCCCATTCACTAGTGAAATCACCATACATGTGATTCTCATTACTGAAGTGAGTTGGACTACCTGCATAAAGAATCTTCTCACTATTTGGTGCTTCAATTCGTGGGAAAGTCCATTTAAATCTTGGCAACATATTTGGGATTACATTTATCTTTGTTGCTGGAACAAATTCACATAAACTCTCTTTCAATGATTCAGTTGTAACTACAATTACATCGGAAAGTTCATTTAAATACTTTCTCATTGATTCTTTATTATCAAGATGATTAATCTTTGTGAAGTTATACTTGGGCAATTCATCCCATACATTATCATCAAAGTCAATAATAAACTTAACATTAGTTTGATGTTTAATCTTCAATAGTGTTTCCATATTCTTTGTACCAACTGCTCGTTGTGTAAAGAAATAATCTTGATTGTGATAGTGGAAAGCCCCTGGTGGTGAGATGGTTACAGTATAATTACCATATAATACATCTGCTATATTCTTAACTCTATACAATCCACAAGCATAACTATCCATTGGTACGAAGTCTATGCTAATCTTCTTATCTGCCATTTATTACTCCTTGTTTAAATTTGAAACTTTGTGTGTGCTATATTCTTCCATATATTCTTCCCATTCTTCTTCACAATGCTTATCTATTTCTTGTTTCTTCTTATAGTCATTAATCTTATCAGTATAATAATGGCAAGCGGAAGTATATCCAATTCTATAAGCAAATGAATAAATTGAAGAACCTCTATTTGGGTCAAACTGTGGTAACCCAGTTAATAATTCTAAAGTTTGGTAATCAAGCATTTCTTCTCTTTCTTGCTTACATTTATTCTTGAATTTGGGACCTTCTTGAACGATTAGGGCTATAGTGAGTATGTATATCCCATATCTATCATTCTCTTTCTCAGTTAATCGTTGTTTATTTCTCAGTTTAATAACTAGTTTGGAGAAATCATCTAGGTCTATATCATAATACTTTGTATAATTTGGGTCAGTATATTGTATATCTGTTGCTCGTTTGCGTCCAGGGTCTTTCCATTTAGGGATGTCCATAATTACCTCTTTATTTAATTGTGTACTTACTATTTATAACAACTAATTATTGGTATAACATGAAATCATACAGCTATGCCTTGGAGGAAGGATTTATATGATTAACGCCGATGATATGCAAAGTTGGGCATATTTGCTTGCCCCTACATTCCAATTTGTTAATACTGCGGGTAAGCCATTAACAGAAGGTTGGATAGAAGTTTATATTGCTGGTACACGAAACAAATATTATTGTGCATCAGATTTCAATGGTACATTACATCCATTTCAAATTCCACTAGATAGTCTTGGAGCAAACATTGTATTAGCTGACCCAGATCAAGCTTACGATGTTTATGTTTATAACAAGTATGGCTCTCTTATTATGAGCCGTTATCATGTAAGTCCAGGTATGGCAGGTGGTAGTGGTGTATTAAATATAACAATTACATCTGAAGATGGTACAGTTACTGTAAATAATGATGGAAATGGAAACTTTGATTTAAGTATTCAAGATACAGTTGATAGAATTGATGCTCTTGAACAAGCAGTTTCCGGTTTGAGTGCTGATTCTTCTGTTGGTTATGCTATTGCTCACGCATATACAGTTAATCTTGATGGTACATTTAATCTTATAAATGATAGTGTAAGTGGTATTGGTTATACTTCTAATATGGATGGTTTCAGATTGAAATCTGGACACATCTATCAGTTTAACTTCAATGCTCTCTTTGAGAATGGTGCATTTGATAGAACCTGTAGTGGTAAATTGTATTTGGAAGGTCCAGATACTATTGCTCAAGAATGGAAGTTTGACCTAGATGACTCATACTATCATAGTCAATCATTTAATGGTTCTACAGTTCTCTTAACACCTAGAGATTTGAACTATTATGATTTGAAATTGAAACTTGCTTGGGATGTTGATTATCCAAATAAACCAAACATTGATTTGAATAAGATTAGTCTTGTTGATATTACTACATTAATCAGTACAACTGTTAGTGGTATGGGTGGTGATTATGCTGCCGGTGATGGTATCTATATTAACGATGAAACAAATGTTATCTCAGTTGATATGGATTACATTAACAATCACTTGAATATCAATGTTGACGAAATTGTTGCTTCTGCAGTTAATATTGCTACTGCTTATACAGATGCTAGAGTTACAAGTGTATCTGGTGATTTGGTCAATTTGATTGCTGAAGTTAGTGCTAGTATTCCTACTGGTATTGAACAAGTACAGAGTGATTGGAATGAACAAGATTCTAGTTCTCCAGCATATATCCAACATAAACCAGATTTAAGTGTTTATGCTACAAATGCTAGTGTTAGTGCTGTTTCTTCTGTATTACAGAGTGAAATTGATGCAATTAGTGGTGCTATTCCTACTGATTATGTAACTCACGATGAAGTTAGTGCAGTTAGTGGAAACATCATTGAATATGTTAATAGTGTAAGTGGTGATTTAGTTGAAACCATTAACAATGTAAGTGGTGATATAATCCATACAGTTGAATCAGTTAGTGGAGATATAATTGAAACTGTAAATAATGTTTCAGGAGATATTATACACACTGTTGAAACTGTTAGTGGTGATATTATTGAAACAATTACAACTGTATCAGGTGATATAATTGAAACTGTTAATAATGTTTCCGGTGATATTATCCATACTGTAGAAAGTGTATCTGGTGATTTAGTTGAAATCATTGAAACTGCTACCGCAAATATTCCAGAACAAGTTAATGCCGACTGGGAAGCTGTAAGTGGTAAAGCAGAAATTCTCAATAAACCTGACTTAAGTATCTATGCTACTCATACAGAAGTTAGTGGTGTTTCTGCAGTATTAAATGAAAGAATTAATAATGTAAGTGGTGATATAATTGAAACTATCACTACTGTATCTGGTGATGTAATCAATACAGTAGAAACAGTTAGTGCTGTATTAGAAGGTGACATTGTTTCTGCTATCCAGGTCGCAACTGGTGCTATCCCAGAACAAGTTAACGCAGATTGGAATGCAGTTAGTGGAAAGGCCGAAATCTTAAATAAACCAGATCTTTCTATCTATGCTACTCACGATGAATTGGTTGATGCTGTTACGGCAGTTTCTTCAATGATTCCTACCGACTATGTAACTCATAATGAAGTTTCTGCAGTATCCGCAAATCTCGTCAATTATGTTAATACTGTATCTGGTGATGTAGTAAACTATGTTGATGAAAGTATTGTATCAGCTATTAATGTTGCTACAGGTTCATTTGAACAAGTTCAATCGGACTGGACAGAAGATGATACAAATGACCCAGCTTACATCCAGAACAAACCCAATGAAATTGAACTCATTGCTGGTCAGAATATTGGTATCTTCTCTACTGATTCAACTATTACTATTGCTGCTAGTGCTACAGATATAAGTGGATTGGCTACACATAGTGAAGTTAATACTGTTAGTGGTATTCTTGAATCCGAAATTCAAGCTGTTTCTGCTGCTATTGGTGAACAAGTTCCAAATGTAAGTATTCAATCTCCAAGTGGTTCATTGGTTGTAACTGAAACTGTTAGTGGAAACAACAAGATTTATTCTATTGATGTTGCTCCAACATCTGGTATTGAGTATGGTCAGTTCTATGCTAATAACATTACTGGTGCTGCTACAATGGCTAGAACCAAAGGTAACATTGATATTACTAACGATGGTAAGATTAAACTTAAACAAGGTCAATCTTATCATGTAACAGTTCGTGGTCGCTATAATCAAACAGTTCTCAAAGATAATTACTCTTATGCTTCTTATATTGAATATGTTACTAACAACAGTATCAATATAAATGTTGATGAATCAAGAAGTGGTTCTCAATACTTTGAATTATCTTATGACTTGTTCAAGTTAAATCGTGATACTGATTATTATGTATTCTTCACTCTTGATGACGCAACAGTAAATGACTTGTTTATTGATATCCATAGCTTGGCAAATGTTGGTAGCAACGGTTCAAGTGGTGGAAGTTCCCCAGAATATGATGCTGGTTATGGTATTCAAATTCTAAACAACGTCATTTCTGTTAGCGGCATCGCTCCACAGGTTCAATCTGATTGGAACCAAACTAACACTAGTTCAGTTGATTATATCAAGAATAAACCTGAAGAATATGGATTAATTGCTGGTGATAACATCAGTATTACTGCTAGTGGAAATAACTTTATCATTAGTTCTACTGCTAGTGCAGCTACTGGTATAGATTATCAAGCTGGTTATGGAATTGATATAACTGATGATACAATATCAGTTGATGCTTCTATTATTCCTTCTACAAGTGCTTATGCTACTCATACAGAAGTAAATAATGTTAGTGCAGCTATTATTGCTCAAATCCCAGAACAACAAGTAAATAGTGATTGGACTGCTACAAGTGGTGTGGCAGAAATCTTGAATAAGCCTAATGAAAGTGAATTGATTGCTGGACCAGGTGTAAGTATTACTGCTAGCGGTAGCAATTATATCATTAGTGCAGTTGTTACTGGTTCTCCTGTATTGACTGGTTATGTAACAGAAAGTGAATTACAAACTGTATCTGGTAATATTGTTAATCAAATCCCAGATATTAGTGGTCTTGCTACTAACGCAGATCTTCAAATCGTTAGTGCTGCTATCCCAGATATATCTTCTCTCGCAAGTAAGAGCGAAGTAAACGCAGTATCTGGCACATTACAGACAGAAATCGTGGCTATCAGTGGTGCTATGGTTGATGTTCCAACTGGCGTTTCTGGTGTGGTTGCTGGTCAAGGAATCTCTATTACAGCTAGTGGTAGTGATTATGTAATCTCTTGTACAGTAACTGGTGGCGGTGCTGGTGATGTTACACAAGCAGAACTTGAAACTGTTAGTGGTTCCTTACATACAGAAATTGTTAATGTTAGTGCTGCAATTCCAACAGGTTTCAATCAAGTTCAATCTGATTGGGAACAAACTATTGTTTCTGCAGTAGACTATATTAAGAATAAACCAGAAGAAGCTGGCCTTATTGCAGGTGATAATATTAGCATAACTGCTAGTGGAAATAACTTTGTAGTTAATGCTACAGTTCCAGATGTTTCAAACCTTGCTACGAAGACTGAATTAGCAACTGTTAGTGCTGCAATACCAGATGTAAGTGGATTTGCTACTGTAGAACTTGTAAGTGCTGTTAGTGGTAAATTACCAACTACTGAATTAGGTAAATTCACAATTCATAGTAATGTATCTGGTGGACCTATTGATGTTATTGTTCCTACTGACCAAGCGCCTGACTCTGTATTCTATCAAATAGATTCTGTATCTGGAAATACTTATGCTCCATCAACAAATAATGCTGTTATTACATATTATTATGGTGAAACTCCAGCAGACTTTAATGGCAGTGATGATGCTATATTATTTACAATTAACGATAATATATCAAATATAAATAATATAGCATTCTTCTATACTAATTCTAATACTGGAATGGGCGGACCTTATTTATCACCAACTAATATAACAGGTGGTTCGCCAGGTGTAGTACAAAGCGGTACTTATAAAGTTAAAGCACAGTATAATCAGGGAGTAACTTATGGTTATGGTAAGTATCTGCAAATTATGCTTAACTGGAGAAATTATGCTTCAGATCCTGAACAATCCTTACAATGGGTACAAGAAGCTTTATCAAAGATTACATTCTTTGGTGTAGTTCGTCCTGATCCATCACTTGGTACTACAGTAAATCTTGATAGATATTACTTAGGTAATACTAGTACTACAACAAATACTTCTAACTTGACTCAGGCTACTATATATACAGATCCAACTTCAAAGAAACAATCAGTTTATTTGCCATATTCAATACCTAGCAACTGGAAACAGGATGTTAATGTACTTCTACAATACGGAACGACATCTAATCCTAATAATGCATTATATACATATTACGGCGCTTATAAACAAGAAAGCGGAACTAGTAATATGCAATACGCAGTTTGTGTTGACCATAACTGGACTAATAAGATAATGACATTTATCTCCTTCGATAAGAATGGCGATGCATTTGAGAAATGGACATATAACTGGGGTACTTCTCCAAAGACATGGACAACTGAATCTATTTCAAGTGGTTCAACATATACTGCTGGTGATTATATTGGTATTACTGATGATACAATTTCTGTTACTGGTATTACTGATTTAGTTGCTGGTGATAACATCACAATAACTGCTAGTGGTTCTAGTGCTATCATTAGTGCTACTGGTGGAGAAGGTGATGTAACAATAGAAGAACTTGCTTCTGTATCTGGTACACTTGAAACTGAAATTCAAACTGTTAGTGCAGCATTAGATTCTGCTGATATTCCAACTGGAGTTAGTGGACTTGTTGGCGGTACAAATGTAAGTATTACTGCTAGTGGTTCAAATTATGTAATTGATGCTACAGTTCCAACATTACCAACTGAAGAAGAAGTAGACTTTGAAGAAGTAGATCTTAGAGATTATGCTTTAGCTTCTGCAGTTACAACAGAACTTGCTAATAAACAGAACACATTAACTGGTATTACAGATATTCAGGTAGTTCAATCATTACCAGTATCTCCAGTTTCATCAGTATTATATTTAATTCCAGAGGTTTAACATGTCTACAGTTTATACATTAAATGGTAAAGTATTAAAGAATAGTGCCAATGATAAGTGGCTCACAAAGAAAGAAATTGACCCATATAATCCACTTGGTTTACCACCTAATACTGTTAGAGTTGTAACACCAAATAATCAACCTCCAAGTCATCGGTCCAGGCTGGGTAGCAACTTATGAAACAGCAACTTTAGTTCCAGGAACAACAAATGTATATGATGTGTATAAGAGCGGTACTGACTTTACTAAATTATTATGCTATAGTAATATTGTTGAAGTATTGGGTGCTAATACAACTGGTATTACTAATATGGATAGTATGTTCCGAGCTTGCACATCATTAACTTCAATACCATTGTTTGATACAAGTAAAGTTACTAATATGGATTATACGTTTGAGAGATGTTTAAAGGTACAATCTGGTGCTTTAGCACTTTATCAACATGCTAGTACACAAGCAATACCTCCAACAAATCACACAGATACATTTAGTGATTGCGGTAGTGATACTACTACTGGAGCTGAAGAACTAGCACAAATACCTTCTAGTTGGGGTGGTACTGGAGCATAACAATGAGTTTCAAATTAGGAAATACAAGCATTAGTGAATTATATGTTGGTTCAACCAAGATTGGGTCTGCCTATCTTGGTTCTACCAAAGTATATGAAAGTTCTCAACCTAGACCACCTATTCCTGAAGATGGTGTTCTTATTGGTGATCAGATTTGGTCAAAGTTCTATGTAAATAAGGATTTCTGTGGTGTTGCACCTAAGAATACAAGAACTTATCATGGTTTAGTTATTAGTTATTATGAAAGAAGTCAACTATCAAGTCTTACATTTCCAGATAATTGGAGATTACCAAACCGTACTGATATATCAATATTAAAGAATTATGTTGGTGTAAGACAAGGACAGAAATTAGTTTCAGTTGAAGATGGTGGAACTGATGAATATGGTTTAAATTTATATATGACTGGATATTTAACTGGTTCATATTATGATAGTTACAAACAAAGTTCGTGGGCAACATTCTCAAGATATGGTGATTATATTGCTTATGCTACTTCTGGTACATTAGAAGAATATTATGATACGGCAAGGAAGAAAGCTACACCATTTAGATTAATATTGGATGTTTAATATGATAATATTTAATAATAAACTAGTTAGAGTAAATGGAAATCTTGCTACAGTTGGTTATGTTCCACCTGAACCACCAACACCATCTGTACCATCTGATATGGATTTCATATACTTTGCTAATGACTTTGATGGAACAAAGATTCCTAATAAAGCCACTGGTACAAATGCTTTCGGTCCTTATCTTGAAGAAGGAACTATAACAAAGAACGGTAGTGGTTCAAATTGTTACTTATCTAATGGTTTCGGAAATAATAGACTTTATTATAATCTTACTGATGACCAATTAAATAAGATGAAACCAACAAACAATGGTGATACATATTCATTCTTTATTAGAGCTTATCAGAGTACATCAGGAGGAACTTCTGGTATATTATCTTGGAGAACATCCGGATACATTTATATGATCAGATGTGAAAGTGGTCAATTACAATTACATACAACTAGTGGCAACAATTTGGGTTCTAATTTCTTATTAACTAGTGATAAAGTATATAAAGTAATAGCAACAAATATTAATGGAACTTGTGTTATATTTGCAAAGAACCTAAATACTGGTACAGAAAGTAAATCTTATACTTGTAAACCAAATATGAATAATAAGATGGTATCATTTACTGGGTATACTACAGGTAGTGCAGAATCAAATACCGATGCAATTTATGCTTTAGCTGGTATTCCAAGAGCCACAACTGAGGAAGAAGACGAAATTATTAAGACTGCTTTGTTGAATCAGAGTCTATAATTATTGTAGAAAGGGGTTCAAATGCTTAAATTCAATAATAAAGTTCTAAAGATTCTTGATAAATGGTTAAATCCAAATGGTGCACCAGTACCACCTGAGCCACCTGTAGACCCATATAATCCACTACGTCTACCACCTTATACAGTAAGAGTAAGGACTAATGATGGTAATGTACCAAATAAGGGTAGTTGGACTGAATACGAAACAGCCACTCTCGTACCTGGTACAACCGATGTTTATGATGTTTATAAGAGAGGTACAAACTTTAGTTGGTTGCTTTGTGATTCAGCTAATGTTATAGAAGTTCTAGGTGCAAATACATCTAATGTTACAGATATGCAGAATATGTTTAGAAATTGTACAGCTCTACAGTCTGTTCCTTTATTTGATACATCTAAGGTTTGGAATATGATTAGTATGTTTGGGTATTGTGAACATTTGACCACAGTTCCTTTGTTTGACACATCTAATGTTACAACTATGAGTGGTATGTTCATGGGCTGTACACAATTAACAACTGTTCCTTTATTTAATACATCTAAAGTTACAGCTATGAATGATATGTTTAGAGTATGTACATCCTTAACTAATGTTCCTTTATTTGATACATCTAAGGTTACAGCTATGGCAGACATGTTTAATAGTTGTTCAACCTTACAATCAGTTCCTTTATTTGATACATCTAATGTTACAACTATGAGTGGTATGTTCTTTAGGTGTACATCATTAACTTCTATTCCATTATTTAACACATCCAAAGTAACTGATATGAATAATACATTTGGACAAACATTGAATGTTGAAGGTGGAGCATTAGCCCTTTATCAACAAGCTTCATCACAAACAAATCCACCATCTTCACATTCACAAACATTCTATGACTGTGGTAAGAATACTACTACTGGTGCAGCAGAATTGGCTCAAATCCCAAGTAATTGGAAGTAATAAATTAAATTTATAAGGGAACTCTATAATGTTTACGAAGAATGGTAACATATTGAAAGTTAATGGAAACTGGCTTAATCCACATACTGAGCCAGAACCACCTGAACCATATCCATTTGATGAAGTTACTATTGGTACACAGAAATGGATGGCAAAGAATCTTGATATAGATGATGGTGGTGAAGGTGTTAGAATTAGAAATGATTTAATTGTTAATGGAATAAATTTCGGTACTCAGTACTACTATACTTGGGATGCGGCAAATAGAATAGCAAGTAATATACCTGGATGGCATTTACCAAATAAAGACGATATAGATTTATTTAAGTCTACTGTAGAATCAGATGCTGAAAGGCAACATAGGTATAATTCACAGATGGTTAAATCAAGAACAGGATGGACTAGAAATGGGTCAAGCCCCTTAAATAATGTAGATTATTATCACTTTAATGCTCAACCAGTTGACTTTATAACTTATAATTCAAATACAGGAACTTATTCTGGACCTAGAACTGATGGATATTATTGTTGTTACTGGGGTTCATATTTCCCATCTTCACATAATGTGTATTCAATATATTTATCATATAATAGCGAATGGCTTACTAGTGTTGTGAATGATGTATATAGTGAATCAACATATTATCGCTCAGTTCGTTTAATAAAGGATACCTAATGATAGTATACAATGGAAATATAGTAGTCAATAACGGAAGATGGATTATACCACATCAGAAGAGAAAGCATGACCCTATTCTTGGTGATATTGTAGAAATTGGTAACCAATGGTGGATGTCAGAGAACCTTGCTATTGATGACGGTGAAGGTGGTATTTCTAGTCAGCTTATAAATGGTAAACTTGAGTATAGATATACTAGAGAAGCTGCTATGAGAATTTCTAGTAGAATTAATGGATGGCATCTTCCTACACAATCAGAATGGATAGAATTATTTAATTATGTATCAAATGGTACTTATAATATTTCAGGATCAGACAATCATATTTATGATTTAAGGTCTACATCTGGGTGGTATAATAATCAGAATGGTACTAATCTAACTGGATTTAATGCTTATCCAACTTATCCTTCAAGAAGTGCAGAACTAAGTACTAAATCGGCTTTATATTTAGCCTTTAATACATCTAGAGATGGATATTATACTTATGGAAATACTTGGGCACATATTGATTATAACAATATTGCTGGAATTACAACTTCAAATTATGAAACTCGTTTATCAGTAAGATTAATTAAAGATAGAGCAATTCTGCCATACCCTAAATATGACCTTAATCCATTAAAGCTTCCTGGATATACATTTAGAATTCGTTTCAAACAAGGAGTTACACCTTCAACTTCATTTAGTTCTGTAAGATATACACAAGTTTCTGCTGAAGATAATATATGGGATATAACTGAAACTGGGAATTATAAATGGAAACTTGGTGGACATTTATTGGTATCAAATGAATTTAAATCTGATGTAATTGAAATACTTGGGGCTAATACACAAGGTGTAATTCAATTTCCAAGTAGATTATTTACTGAATGTAAGAATCTTGAAAGCATAAGTACAAGATTTGATTGTTCATCGCTAGAAAGTAGTGAAGGTACATTCTGGCAATGTGAAAGTTTAACACAAGTTCCATTATTAAATTATTATACTTCTTGTAATGTAAATTATTTATTCTGTAACTGTTATAATGTAGAACACGGTGCTTTAGACTTATACCATCAACTTGTTAATCATAATAATGGTAATCATTCTTATACATTCGGTTCGTGTGGTAGAAATACACAAACTGGTTCAGCAGAGTTGGCACAAATTCCATCAAGTTGGAAATCTTCAGGTTAGGAATAAATTTATTAAAGGAGAAATAACAAATGAGTTTAAATAAAGTTCTAAGTAACATTCCACAATCCTTGACATCTGCGGAGAAGCAGCAAGCAAGAGATAATATAGACGCAGCCAAATCTGTTTCAGTTTATGTTCCTGGTACTACAGGTTGGACTGGAGATTTAAGATTCCAATATGATAATACTGCACAAACATTTGATGCTTATGTAGATAATCATGAGCTTGGTTCAGTTATTAGTACACCAACTGTTACTGGTACTTATCTAACTTGTGATGAGAATGGTACAGTAATATGGGAACAGTTGCCAACACCTAAACGAGATGTCTTTATGGAATCTCAGTACTTTAGTGAATCAAGTTATGGTGGAAATATACAACCAATTAAAGCAATTATTTGCCCAACTCATAATGGTAAGTATCCAACAAAGATTATTGGTTCCTTCTATTGTACTCCACAAACTGATTATGATAGTATTTCAGTTGTTCCATTGACTAGTGCTTATACATCTGGTGGTGAGTTTAATTTCAAATTCTATGAGAGTTCACAGAATGTTAATGTAGAGAATTTGCTTGCTTTGAGTTATACTGAAGAACAAGATCCTTTACAAAGAGGCCAATATAGTAATACTGTAACCTTCCAATTCCATAAGAACCCAGGTTATGCTGATGGTGGTGATATTGCTTATATTGGTATTAAAGGTAAATCTAACTCAACTGAATCAAACTATTATCCACATAATATAAACCTTACATACTTCTATGAAAGTGAGGAATAAGTATGCTTATATTAAATAAGAATATCTTAACCATTGGTGGTAATAGATTGGAAGGTGGGCCTTTGACTCCACCTGAACCACCTGGTCCAAGCTTTGATGAAGTTACTATTGGCACTCAAACTTGGATGGCTAAAGATTTAGAAATAGACGATGGTCAAAGTGGTATTACAGTAACTGATTGGGATTATGGCAGTGGTAATGTACCAGTATATTCTTATGATTATACGGCGGCTGCTAGAATTGCTAATAGTATACCAGGTTGGCATTTACCAACTAAAGATGAGTGGGAAACTTTAATTAACTATTGTGGTGGGTCATCATCGGCAGCCTTGCAACTTAAAGCAACTTATGGATGGCCTTCATCTGCAGGTGGTAATGGTTATGATACACGTGGATTTACTGCTCTTCCAAATGTGGAAGACCCTTACTATGACAGTGTATTGGGTGCTTATTGGACTTCTACAATTAGTAGTGGTACTGATAACTATTATTGGATACAAATTGAAAGTAAGATTCAAGCACTTCCTGATGCTGCATCTTCTTGGCCTAATTCAGTTCGTCTAATAAAGGATACCTAATATGGAAGATTTATTATCACAAGCAGTTTCTTCTGGTGATATAAAGATGGTAGTTATAGCTGCTATCTTATATCTCATTATATACTTTCAGCGTAATAACACAAAGAAATCAAGAGATGAAGCTCAAGAGAATCTTGAAACAAGAATAACCTTACTTGAAGCAGATAATAAGATGCTTCACCAACAGCTTGATTCTATTGGAACTAAACTTGATAAGATTATTGACCAACTTTGTGAAATTAAAGTTGAATTAGCAAAGAAAGAAGATAAAGAATAATGGAAACACAAACGGAAACTGAAACGAAGATTGGTGAAGGCATTCCATTTGAAAGACTTAGAAGAATCACTGGTTACCTAGTAGGAACTGTGGATAGATGGAATGATGGTAAGAAAGCCGAATTAAAGGATAGAGTTAAACATGAATCTGATAAAGAAGAACAACCAACTGTTTCTAAATGATGTTAAACTGTGTGATACACTAGACCCAAATATATTATCTAAAGGTTCTTATAAACTTGAAATTACTTATAGTCCTAAATTTAAGAGAGAACTTCCATTAATCTATAATCATGATTATCCTGCATCAAGAGGATTTAGGATTCATCAAGGGAATTTCATGAAAGATACTGAAGGTTGTATATTGGTTGGTAGACGAGTTTCGGATGAAGTTCTAGCAGATAGTTTAAAGACTTTAGAATATGTTATGACCTTAATTAAACTGAATCATGTAGAAACATTAATTGTAGAATAACAAGATTGGGACCCTAACGGGTCCCAATCTTTGTTCATTATATAGGAGGAATTAATATGCTAAATCTTTACATTCATTGTAGAAACTACATTACATAAATCCCACAATGCTCTTTCTTCTTCAGTTAAATTCACTTTACGAAATCTATGTTCATTGTTCCAATATTTATATAGTTCGTAGCTTAAAGCATGTGGCTCTATACTATTCTTCAATCTTGTTATATATGTTGCTAATTTCATTTGAGCATTGAAATCTGGTGTTGTTGTGAAATCATCAGTATCTTCTTTATCTTCAAAGTCTTTCTTAATTTCTTCAAGTTTAATACCAATATTCAATTCTTTCTTTCTCTTAATAATTAATTGTACAGCTTCATCTATTGTTAGCATTAGAATTCCCTAACTTTATATTCATTCTTAAATTTATCACATCTTGTTCTGATTATAGTAGTCATAATTGTATCATCTTTATATTTCTCAAAGATATCTAATCTATTCTTCCAACAATACACACTATATCTACCTTTAGTCCAATCTTCTATAGGTTCTACTTTAAATATATAAGAGATTATATTATTAAGTTCTATATCTATAATCTTTGGAGTTATTTCTCTAATATAATCTATGTATAAATTATATTCTTCTAACAATGCTTTATCTAAATCAAAGTCAGCAAAGTCAGATTTCGCTCTAATTGTTCTAATCTTTACTCTAGTTTCTTTCTTCTTCTTATATATTAAATCTAGCGCTTCTTCTAAAGTCATTAGAAATCCCTCTTTACTGCATCTTCCATTTCGTGAATTTGACGAACCTTCATAACAACATCAAATAATTGTTCACTATCTACTATATTATGTTGTATTCCATAATTCATATATTGTTGGTTTGGAATGTAAGTCCCACTATGAATTTGTGAAGGAGTTTCTTTCCATAATTTATTCACTAATCTATCTTCACCAGCATTTACCCAAACTCTATCCCACCAATCTGGTATTTCATATCCAAACTTCTTGAATATAATTTCTAATAGAAGTTTATCATAATTGTATTTACCATAACCTTTAGCATATAGTTTATCTTCACCAGATGCAATAATATTAATTACTTCCCAAATCATGTGGATAAATTCTTTGTAATCATCAAATGATGTTATCTTGTGTTTAACACCATTTGCCCATATTGTTTCTGGTACAACTGTATCATCATAATGTACAGCTTTAGTTAAACCAACAACTTTACCTTCTTCATTTACAACAGCTCTTTCAGTTGATGGTAACTTACAAACAAGAGTCTTTGAAACCCCTTTATCCCATGTAATTGTACAACACCAAATTCTTGTATTTGGGTCAAGATGACAACCATTTGGGAATATACTTTGGTTTATGGATTTATCTAATCCATCACCTTCTAAATCTATCGTTATAATTCTGTTCACAATTAACCTCATTATTCTTTAATTACTATATTCATAATATATTATTTGATTCAATTTATTGTTATTTCGTACGGACATTGCACCGTGGCTTTGACGAAACTCATTATCATTTAGTCATATATTATGAGAAATGTGATAATCCATAGTAGTTCAATTTCATCTTGATTACCCTAATGGTTCTATTTGGTACATTCGGTAAGGCAGATTATCAATCTCTAATAGTATGTATAATTTATTGATGTGGAATTTCTGTTTCCTACATACCATAATATAGTAATTATAGAATTTGAGTCAATGGTATTTCTATAAATTATGTGAAATTTAGATCTGCATAATTGCGTTTATGTGAATATATGCATAAATCTGGTCATGTTCCCCATGTTCCCCCAAATTTCTGTATAATTATATTATTTAAATGGGGGTGCCCCCACC